CGCCGTCTTGTCGAAGTTGTACGGGGCTGACTACTGCGTCAAGTTCGACAAGACGGCGCTGCTGCGTGGCTCGTTCAACGAGTCGATGCAGGCGTATCGGGAAGCGGTGCAGCTGGGCGTGATGACGCCGAACGAAGTACGCAAGGAACTGGGGCTAGCGCCCATCGACGGCGGCGACGAAATGTACGTCGGGCCGAACATGCAGACGACCGGGGGGTCTGATGAAGCTGGAAACGAGACTGCTGTCGACGACGACGACGGCGACGTCAGCGAATGAGCTGACCGGCATCGCGGTTCCGTATGGGCAGCTGTCGCATCCGATTCAGGGTGCCGGCAGGTCGTTCCGCGAAAAGATGAAGCCGGGCGCGCTGAGCTATGACGACAACACGGTGATGCTGACGCAGCACGACCAGCAGGGCATTCCCCTTGCTCGAGTCGGTGCCGGCACGCTGTCGTTCCGGGAAACGAAAGACGGCCTTGAGTTCACGGCGACCCTGCCGGATTCGCGGCCGGATCTCCGCGAAGCGCTGGAGCGAGGCGACATGAGCGGGGCGGTGTCGATCGGTTTCTACGTCGATGACGACGGCGACCGATGGCTGCACACAAACAAGCAGAGCATGCGCGAGGTGACACAGGGTCATCTCGTCGAACTGTCTCTGGTCACAGCAGGCGCCTATCCGGGTGCCCGCGCTACTTACGGGGGGAAGCCTAATGGCTGACCTGGTTTCGATGCGGGCCGATGCGATGGAAGCCCGAAAGCGGATCGACGCGCTGCTGGCGGTCGATGGGGAACTGACCACCGATCAGGTGGCAGAACTTGAAAAGTCCGACGTGGAATTCCGTGGCCTTCAGGCTGAGATTTCCAAGGCTGAGACGATTGCATCTGCAAGGGAGTCGCTCAGTGCGCCGTCCTTCGAGTTCCGCGCCGAGCGGAAGCCGGAGCAGCGATCGCAGCAGGAGATTCGCACGCAGTTCCTGAGCGATCTCAAGCAGGAGATGCGGTCGCCCGGCAGCTTCGAGCGCCGCACGATCGACTTCGGTGGCAACGCTGCCGACTTGCTTCCGGTTGATCTCCAGGACGAGATGATCCGTCTGTTCGCTTCGCGTTCCAACGTGGCCCAAGCTGCGACGGTCCGCAGCTACGCGAGCGATGCGGAAATTCCGATGGTCACTGCTCGAGCGACCATTACCGACTTCACCGGCGAGGGTACGGCATACGACAACTTCGACCCGGATTTCGGCAAGCTGCGAATCCGCGCGTTCAAGTCGGCGGCCGAGACGAAGATCACTGAAGAGGTGATCTCCGACAACCGTGGCGGTGCGGTCGATGAGATCCTGACGCAGCACGGCGAAGCTCATGCGTACTTCTGGGAAACCAAGTACCTCGGCACCGCTGCGGCGCAGAACGCTACCGCACCGGACGGCCTCCTGGCTGCTGAGGCGGACATCGCCAGCACCTTCCCGGATGAAGCGGTGAGCGGCACCGTCGCCATCGCCGACATCTCGACCGGCAGCGGTGACACCACCATCGCCGACGTGACCTACCAGGATCTTCTGGACGTCACGTTCGGGATGCCGGCGAAGTACTGGGGCCTCGAGAAGTCGTGGCTGATGTCGCCGGCTCTGTTCCAGCACACGATCGGCCTCGCCGACAGTGACGGACGGCCGTTGTTCCTCCCGAACGCCACCGGCAACATCTCGCAGACGTTCAACATGGGCACGCTGTTCGGCTATCCCGTGTACGTCTCGGATGCGATGACCGACGCCACGCCGGCGGGGTCGTTCCAGGCTGTTCTTCTTGAGCGGGGCAGCTACGTCGTGGCGACCCGTTCGCAGGTGACCAGTCAGGTCGACCCGTTTACCAACGGTGCCAGCGGCATCACCGCCTTCCGTACTCGGATGCGGGCAGACGGTCGCTGGATGCGACCCAGTTCCTCGGCGCGTCTCCAGATCGCGGCGAGCTGATCCTTTGGCCTTTCTCCGGGGTCGGGGCCTTCGGGCCTCGGCCCTGGATTCCGGGGGAACCGATGAAGATCACGAGCCAGTCGGCCCACAATTTCCAGCTTGCGGCGTTCCGGGATCACTGTCGCATTCCGTGGAGCGATGACAACTCCGCGCTCCAGCGGTCGCTGGACGCTGGCGTCTCGATGTGGGAGAAGGCGACCAACTGGTATCTGCGGGCGACCACGATCGAGATCGCAATCCTGCCAGGCATGCAGGTGCCCTTTGGGCCGTCGCCGACGATCTCGAGCGTCACGAAGTACCGCGATGGCGTGAGCCAGGGGGCTGTTACGACCGACTGGTATCTGGCGAACGTCTGGGGGGCCACAGAGTTCCGCCTGACGGCTTCCGGGACTTGGGATACCCGATGCGAGTACCGCGCGTCGATGTCCATCACAGGCGACGTGCCGCCCGATGTGAAGGTAGCCGTGTTTGATCTTGGAAATCACCTGTTCACCGATCGAGAAGGTGTCTCGACGATGACATACAACGAGGTTCCGCTGTCGCTGCGGACCCTTATCCAGAATTATCAACTGGGGGGCCTGTGAGCTTCGGCGGACGCCATGCTGTTCAGTTCTACAGCGCCTCGGAAACGGCTGATGCAGCCGGCTCCGAGACTGTCGCGTACACGTTCGAGTTCACGGCCATGGTCGACTTCCGGGTGGAGCGGGTCAAGAAGTCAGACGACGGCGAGATCCGCCAGTCCGGGCAGCTCACCGCCCTGGTCCGCATGCCGTTCACTGAGTCGATTGGATTCGACTGGCGAGTCAGGTATCGGGACGTCTACTACGACATCGAGCAGATCCGCGACTCGAACGGGCTGCGGCGTGATCTCGAGCTGACAGTTGTGGCGGTGGAGCGATGAAGGACGATCTGGTCAAGGTCGGTCCGACGCCGAGCCTGAAGCGGTATCTGCGGACCCTTGACAGCCTCGAGGGGTTCAAGGGCGTGAACATGCTTCAGAACGCCGCACGGGTGGCGTTCGACGTGATGCGGGACAAGAGCATCGAGAACTTCCGCCGGATTCCGTTCGGTCGGAAGTCACGGGCCTACGTCAAGGGCCGGCGGGGCATCGAGACGTTCGGGAAGACGAAGAGCGGCAAGGGCCGCAAGATCCGCAGCGTCCGAAAGAGCCTGACGCAGCGAGGCAGCTACAGCGTCGAGGCGAAGCGAACCCGCGACGGCCTCGTGGCCCGACAGTACATCAACGACAAACACTATTACAATTACCTGTCTCACATGATCGAAGGCGGATACACGCCTGGCGGCGGGTCGAAGTGGGAAGGCAAGCGGGTGTCGGCCAAGCCGTTCCGCCGGCCTGTCGGCCGCATCTACAACGATCGCGTCGCGCGCATGATGGAAAAGGCGATCGCCATTCAGCTCGAGCAGGGCAAGCGGGTCGGACTTGGAAAGCTGAGGACGATGCTATGAGCTTCGCAACCGCGAACCAGGACATCTTCGACGCGGTGAACATCACCGGCGTCGTCGTGTCGCCGGACATCCGGAACCGCGAAACGCAGCTGCCGGCGGTCCTGTTCGGCCTCGAGGACTCCGGAGCGACAAACAGCACCAGCACCAGCGGCGGGCCGTTCCATGCCCGCTACGTCTTTGCCTGTCTGCACTCGTCCAGGCTCAACGCCGACGCGCTGGCGGCGGACGTTCTGGCCGACCTGCGGGCCTCGAGCGACTTTGTGTCAGTTCACGAAGCCAGCCGGTCCGCTGAGATTTTCCAACGGGGGGCCGACACGGTTCCCGTGTACGTCACTGAGATCACGACCACGATCACCTTTGCGAGCTAATTATGGCAGCCACATCATTCAACGGAGTCACCGCACAGATCGACAGCACGACGGTGTTGATTACCAGCATCGAGTTCGCCGGCGGCGACACGGCCCTAGTCGACGTCACCGCGTCAGGCGACGCCTATCGCAAGAATCTTGCGGGCATCCGTTCGCCGTTCACGGTGACGCTCAACGGCCACAGCGAAGACGGCGCGCTGCCAGCCGCAGGTGCAGCGACTACGATTGCAATCACAGGCGGGCCGCTCGCCGGCTCTTATGCCGGGATCGCAACGTCTGCAAGCGTCACAGGCTCACTGGATCAGCCGACCGAATTTACGCTCACGGTGACCGAGGATGAAGCTGGCGGCGCATGGACACCGGCCGGATGAAGTCATACAAGCGGAACCTGAACATGCGGGACCATGCGGACCTGGCTGACATCGACAACGAGGTCGAGCAGGCCATCACAGCTGTGGCCCGGTGCTACGGGATCTCTGTCGCGGAGGTCGAAGCGATGGAGAAGGAGGAATTCACCGCATGTATGGCGGTCGTGACCGAACGCAATGGCTCCGACTGATCGCCCAGGTGGCGATCCGGACAGGCTGGTCGTTCGAGGAAGTGGGGCGAATGGAGCCGTTCGAGTTCCGGATCGTGCTCGAGGAGCTGACCGGGAAGCGGCGGATGAGTGATCGGGAACTAGCGGAGCAGCTGCACCGATGGCGCGAAGCATCACATTCAAGTTCGGAGCGGATACCAGCCAGCTGACGAGGGCGCTCGGATCTGTTCGGAAGTCGATCGGCGGCATGATGGGGGGACTGACCAGCGTCCGGGGCATGCTCGGGGCCGGCATCGCTGGCTTCGGTGCGTCACAGCTGATCGGCGGCGCGATGAACATCAGCCCGACGTTTGCCAACGCCATGCTCGAGCTGGAAGAGGGCGCGGTGCGGGGCCTTGCTGCCGGATTCATGCAGCTGGAACCGCACATTCTGGCGCTGGCCGACGAGCTGCCGGCGTTGGCGGCTGGGATCGGCGAAGCAGCAGCGGCCGCGATCAGTTTTTATAAAGATTTGCAAGACGACACAGCAGGGATCGGGGAAAAACTCGGTTTCGCGTTTGGTCAATTTTCGCAGGGTGAGTTTGGTAAAGGATTCAGTGCGCTGGGCGCAGCGGTGACCGGTGGCGAAATCGACAACACTCTCGTGTCTGGGATGACTTCGCAAGAGGTCGCAATGCTTGGCACAGCCGGCGGTACTGCTCGCGGCGTCGGCGGCCAGGCACGAACACAGACAGACCCAGCACGATCGGCGGACCCTAGACCATGACAGTCGAACGATTCGAGATCAAGAGCAGCGAAGCGTCGAGCGAGGACTGGGGCGCTCACTCGCACACGCGAGTGTTCAGGACGTCTGACGACACCGACGCGAAGACCGCAAAGGAAATCCGCGATCTGATCTGTGACGGCACCGGATACGGTGGGATCGTGGCTGAGACTGGCGGACCGCTGCTGATCGACAGCACAGCCGAAGGCGATCCGGCACGGGTGCGAACGGTAAGTGTTCGCCTACTTCCCGAAGGCGACAAGCAGGCCGAGATCACGATCGCCCTGACGGAGTACGCCAGATTCGCCGGCGAGCATGAGCTAGTGCGGGTGCTGTCCAACCACGTCATGGCACCGACGCCTGTGTATCGGTCGAATCCGATCGTGCCGACAGATACCTGGAGCATCGGCAGCCCTTCCGGGTACTACGACGCCGACGTGACGCTGTGGGACGGCTCGAGCGGCAGCAGTACCCTCAACAGTGCGGTCGGCAGCGTCACCGATGGCGTCGAATCGACAGACTACCGCCCAGCCGGCGACATTGGCGGCACGATGGTCGACTGGAACGGCAACCCGCTCACGATCGGCCTCACACAGATCGACTTTACGGTGGAGGTGGTGCGGCAGGGGGTCCACACCAGCACGCTTGGCACGATGGTCGCCGGCGATCAGACGATCCTTCAAGACACCGCCGGCATCGGGACGCGGAACCAGGCGACGTTCGCGGGCCTGGCACAGGGCACGGTAATCTACATGGGATGCCAGCGGGTGGCCCTGGACGCTGAATGGTACATCGGCAAGTACCAGTTCCGGGCACGGGAGGACAAGCACGCGGTGCAGGTGCCACGGCCGACGTTCGGCACGCGCATCGGGGCGATGGCCTACGAGGGCGACCCGCGATCCATCCGGCATATCCGGGGCGTGTATTGGCAGCAGCCGTATCTGCGGGGCACGGACTTCAACGACCTGTTTACGACTGACGAAGCGGCACAGATTGCGATCGCATGATGTACGGGAACACGACCGAACCTCGATTCGATGTCGAGCAGCCGACGCAGTTCTGGCGGGTGCAGTCGTCGACGGCGACCAACGCCGGCCAGTGGAAGTACACGGTGATCGCTGTGGAACCTCGAGTCGGTGACGACCCTGGAGACTTGACGTGGGACGACGTGGCCCAAACGGGATTCGTCAACGCGATCAACCTGTACGAACAGGGCAACACGTCGACGGTGCAGATGGGGATCACTGTCAGCACGCTGCCGGGCACCTACGAGCTGAAGCCGATCCCGGACGACGCGATCGTGCCAGGCACCTACCTGTCGGCACAGAACACCGACTTCATCGTGCTGCTGTGGCCCAACCAGTTCGATGGGGCCTGCACATGACGCTGACCCGGAAAGCCTGTCTCGAGGTCGGCTGCTGTTCGTTTGAGGGATACAGCGACGAGGCTTCCGCTGGCACCGGGCCGGAGATCAAATCGACGTCGGTCATCGGAACGCAGTTGTGTGAAAACGGCCAAGTACCTGGTAGCACAGTCGATGCTTACGACGAATATGAGGTGCAGGTTTTATCTGTTACTCGCGGGGTGCCTTCGTTCACTCCGTTTGTTGGCGTGGACGGCGGGACGTGGAGTATCCCGGTCGAATTTGAATTTCGAGTTACCTCAACATGCGACGATTGCGATGACCCCGGAACTGTCGATATTACGCACACGCGAACATTCGAAATCTCGTGTGGCAGAGACAACGCAAACGAGTTTAGGCTTGAAAGTCAGGCTCAATTCCCGACCCAAGGTGTGATTTGCGACAGCAGGGTCATCGACGCATCGCCATCGTGGAACGTCGGCAACACTCGAACAGAAGCAACGGTGCAGGCGTCCGCGATCAGCGGCAAGGGTTGCGATGCCTACGATCAGGTCGTGTTTACGGTGAATTTGCCAGTTTCAGGAACAGCACCTTTTATTCCGCCGATTCCGGGGTTGTGCCGAGACACCAGCACGTTCAATTTTCCAGCCAGCACATCGAACGGGGCCTGTGTCCTGACGATGGAATGGAGCCTGCTGTCGCCATGACGTACCAGCCGAAGCTCACAAACATGCGCGGGGCCGGCGACTTGGTCGAGCAGGTGACGAAGCGAACCGGCATCAAGGCGCTCGTCGACAAGGTGACCGGAAACCGCTGTGGATGCGGCAAAAGGCGCGATATACTGAACAAGCTCATACCGTTCCGGGGGGAACCAAATGGCGTGCAATCCGACCACGATTCAGCTGAGTAGCACCGGCACCACCACGATCAACCTTACGCTGTCGAGCGATCCCGGCGACGGGACCAGCGTCACTCTCGAGGTCGACGGCCTCGGCGTCAGCGAAGCCGGCGTCACCTCGAGCGGTGCGGTCACGCTGTCGGTCGTCGCCCAGACGGCTGCAAACTACTCACTGTGGGACGCGACCATCCAAGTCGGGTCCAACCTGACGGTCGACGCGACTGCTCAGGTGGTCGAGACAAACGGTGCCCAGACTATCGGCGTGACGATCACTGACGCAGCTGTTTCGTACTGCTCGCCTCTGGGCGGCGGCGGGGGAACCGGCACGGTCACCGGCGTCCTGGGGACCGCCCCGATCGTCTCCGATGGCAACAATACGACGCCCACGATCAGCCTGGCGGACGTCTCGCCCAGCCCGGCCGGCGACTTCACGAACGCGGACATCACGGTGGACGCGAAGGGTCGCGTGACGGCAGCAGCCAACGGCAGCACGGAATCCACGGCCCTGAACGGCCCGGTTCTGTTCACTGCAAAGAACGAAACCGGCAGCACGATCACGAAGGGCCAGGTGCTGTTCATCAGCGGCGCGGCAGCAGCTGGAGACGTTCCGACGGTCGGCCTGGCCGACGCTGACAACTCGGCCGCGATGCCGGCGTTCGGGATGGCGTTTGCCGACGCGAACAACAACGCCGAGGTGACGGTTGTCACGTTCGGCACGATCACGGGCCTCGATACCTCGAGCTACAGCGAGGGCGATACGGTCTACGTCTCGACCACGGCCGGCGACCTGACGGCAACACCACCGGCGGGTGAATCAAGCCTGATCCAGAACATGGGCGTAGTGGTTCGATCGCACGCATCGGCCGGCACGATCAAGATCATCGGAGCAGGCCGCGCCAACGACACGCCGAACCTGAACGACGGCGATGTCTTCATCGGCAACGCATCGAACCAGACGACCACGGCGGCCCTGTCTGGCCTGGTCGGGGTGACATCGGTCACGGCAGGGTCGGGCCTGACCGGCGGCACGATCACCAGCACGGGCACGATCGCCCACCAGGCACAGCCAGCGAGCGGCACCGGGCCGGCGTTCGTCAAGAGCGTCGAGATCGACACGTTTGGACACGTGACCAGTGTGGTCGGTGAAGCCACGGCAGCGGCGTACCGCACCGAAACGGGAACCGATGACGCATCGAACCTAACGACCGGAACACTGCCTGCTGCACGTCTACCAAACACCGCAGTGACCGCAGGCAGTTACACGAGCGCGGACATCACCGTAGACGCTCAAGGTCGATTGACTGCGGCATCCAACGGATCAGGCGGTGGCGGCGGATCAACCGACTGGAAGTGGGATCCAGAGTCGACGACCTACATCAGAATCTTCGATGATTTCCTCGCGTCTTCGCTTGGAGATGGTGTTGACAACAACGCGGGCGCGGCTACGCAATTCCTCCAACTCGCATCGTCTGGAGGCAACTGGAAAGCATGGACAAACCAGATCGAGGATACTGGATTCGATCTTCGTGGCTTTGTATACGCGGATAACGGAACGAATACTTCTTCTCGATCGCTTGCAAATATCGCGCAACTTCTCAGCAACTCACCGACCGATGGTGATGAGGTTATGGTCGAATTTAGAGTCAAATTCGACATCGACAAGGCGACCGCTGGCAACACGGTTTTCTGGCTCTCGGCGTATCGATCAGACAATGCAGCAACGGCCACAACACTCGAGGCATCACCGGGATATTCAGATACCGCGAAAGCCGGAATTTGCGCTCGGGCATTATCTACGAACTTTGAGGGCTACGTTTACGACAACGCCGGGACAAACGGAAGCCCGACCTTCACGGATGCGGGAGTAGCTTCAGCCGATGACACGTTCTATCGCATCGGATTGCACTACGCATACGCATCCACAGGAACGAAGTACGTAGTCAAGGCGTTCATAAACGGAACGCAAGTATATACCGCAGACATCACGACTGGCACGGGGTCGCCCTATATCCAGATGGGCGTATATAACAGCGGTAAGTCGTACGATTCCAATATGATGATGGACTACGGAGTTCTCCAGTACACCGCACCGACGGTTACATGGAAGAACATCACAAGCGTATGACCCGCGTCCTGGTCATCGGCGACGTCCACGAACCGGCTGCCCATCCGGGGTATCTGGCGTTCTGTCAGCACCTCGAGGAGAAGTGGACACCGGATCGTGTCGTGTTCATCGGTGACCTGCTCGACATGCACGCCGTGTCCTTCCACGCCAGCGAGCCAGACGCGCCGGGGGCTGAAGATGAAGCGGAGCAGACCCGGCGCCTGGTCGCTGCTTGGCATGACGCTTTCCCGTCCGCCACGGTCACGATCGGAAACCACGACGAGCGGGTGCATCGCATGGCCTCAAGCGTCAACATCCCGGCCCGGTTCATCCGGAAGTTCGCGGATGTCTGGGGCACGCCGACCTGGAAGTGGGTGCGGGACGTCGTGATCGACAAGGTGACGTATGTCCACGGCACGGGCTTCGGCGGTGCTACGCCGGCCCTGAACGCCGCCAAGAAGTCGATGGGGTCGATCGTCTGCGGCCACGTGCACAGCGTCGGGGGCGTTCACTGGGCGGCCGGGCCGACGGCTCGGATCTTCGGACTTGACACAGGCTGCGGCGTCGACATCGAGCACGCCGCGATGCGATACGGCCGGAACATGCTAACCAAACCGATCCTGTCGGCCGGCGTCGTGATCGACGGATACCCGTATCACGAACCGATGCCGATGGGCCGGGGCGAACCGTTCCACCGATCGAAGTTCAGGGGCAAGCGATGACGCCGAAGGAACGGAATCGAGCAGTGAACAGGATCCAGACGCAGCTCATCGAGGAGGTCGGGGCGGATGCTTTGGTGATCGTGTTCTCGAGGACGACCCGCCGGCGGACGACGACGCAGATCCACAGCTGGGGAAACGCCCTGGCCTGTCGGGGGCTGGCCGAGCAGGCGTATGCGGAGCTGTGCGAGGAGGAGATCGGCGAAGAGGCGGAAGAGGTCGACGAAGAGGACGAGGACGATGCTGAGTGACTTCATTCTTGACATCGCCCAGGTGCTTGTGCCGGCTGGATTGTTCTGGCTGGGTGGTGAACTCCGGAGGGTTTCCCGTGCGTTGGATCGGCTTGACTATCGTGTGTCTCTGCTTGAGCAGCGGCTGTTCGGTGAAGGGTTTTCCGCAGCTCGAGGGGGATTTCCACACGCCCCAGCAACTGAGGAGCGCAGCTGCGATCGCAACAGCTCAGGGGCAGGCCCTGAATGAGATCGCCGACCAGCAGCAGGGAATGATCTCTGGCATGCTCGAGACGGCTCAGGGGGTCGCAGAGGGGCTGGGAGCGCCTGCGGTGCTGACGGGCCTTCTCGGGGCTGCTGGCGGCTTCCTCGTGCCGACGCCTGGTCAACGCCGGCGCCAGCAGCTCGCAAAGACTGAAGGCGAGATCGAAGCGAAGAAGAACGCGTGACAAGATTGAAATGAATCTGCTATTGTTCGAGCAGTTGAAGATCTTTTGACCGGGATCATTCTCAGTTCGCCGATCGTTCCAGCGGTCGGCGTTCTCTTTTGCCCACAGAAAACTGGAGCCGGTTGACGCCGTGATCCGATAGCAGTACGGTCCGATCATCGGTCTTGTGGACCGGTAATCTCTCTTCTCTGGGGGTCGGTGGGCTTCACCTGGCGGCACACCGCTCACCGGCCCCTTTTTCTTGACATTTCATATTCCTTATTGGAGAAGCCATGCTCGAAACGAACGACTACATCACCTGTGTCGAGGCGTCGCGGTTGTATTCATCGACCTACCCTGATCGGCCCCGGCTGTCGCCTTCGACCATCAGGAGCTGGGCGAACAACCCGCAACACCCGATGAAGGCGATGAAGTATCGCACGTCGATCGCAATCAGCCGGGAGAGTTTCGTCAAGGCAATCAACAACGGCTGGCCAAAGGAAGCCGGCGCTCGGCATCCGAAGCACATCATCGCAAAGGCTCGAGCGGACACGACCGCGAAGGCTGAGACGGTCGCGAACGCCGGATACACCGCACACCTTGATGAGGCGACCACGGTGAAGCTGGTCGACATCAAGCGGCAGATGGGCGCCTCGACGTTGAACAATGCGATTCGCGTGTGCATCGAGCGCGTTCACGGCGAAATGGAACACGTGCGAAAGCCGGAGGAACGGCCGCTAGCCGTGTTCGGCCAGGGCGACTACAAGCGCGAGATCCGAGAGGAAGACTGCTGATGCCCGGCTGGAACAGCATCTCTACGCGCGCCTCAAAAGATGGCGACGAGATTTCGTTTGCGAAGTGGGCATTTCTCGATCGCCTCATGCATGGCGCACTCGTGTCATCACATCACAGCGAGTCTCAAAGCTCAAAAGACCGATCAGCCTCGCGGCCATCTGGCCGGCGGCGGGGATTCAAGAAACGACCAAGGAAGGGCAACAAATGAACATTGACGACCTGTATCCATCCAAGACCATCCGAGCCGAGGAGCTGACGCAACCCGTAGACGTCACCGTGGAGTCGGTTGAATTCGTGGAGTTCCGACCAGGTGAAGGCGACACGGTGGTGCTGGGGTTCATGGGCAAGTCGCAAGGCCTCGC